CTCAATGCTAACACACTAAGCCCTCCTTTCGGATGTGTGCAGCTGCCTAGGCAGAGGATTATACACTCCCACGTAACTAGTTTATTATTCTAGTATTAATCGGGAGTACGCCGTTGTGGTACCAACGGTGAAAAGAAACAACTTATATACAGGTGATTCCCAGTAGCGAACTGGTTCAAGTACCTAATTTTTAATATTTTCGGAAAAGAAATTTTTCTAATTACTACAACATGGTGGAACATTTGTCCAAGCAATTATACCAGAGTATGGAATTCCAACAACATCTCAATCATCATCCAACCGACGACTGTGGCAGCAGTGGCACCCCCGGTTCCATTGATAGCAATGGACCCAGCGATGTGCTCCGATGTTGTACCTGCAATGGCACGGTACCATACTCGCGAACCTTGATCCCAGTACGCGTTTGGTGGACGCAGTATTGGTTGTACTGATGCATTTGCAATTGCAGCATAATCATCATCTAAAATGGAGACTACTGATGAGTCAGGTGTTGCTGGGGAGTTCGTCAGGTTGAAGGCCACATTGTACGGTGATATATTACCGCCAGCAATTAATGCCTGAACCGAAAACCCTTTAACACGCCAAAACTCAAATGGGGTAAGGATAGCCAGAGCTTGTGGGCTCCAGATTGCAAACCCCGAGTAACTCAGGTATAGACCGGACGTCGTACTATCGACAGCGATAACGCCTTTAAGAGACACTTGCCCAGGATTGGTGGGGGTGTATCGAAATGTCATCGGCTGTGCAATATAGATCGCTTGCTTATTGGTTGCGCGCTTAGCATTGCGCGTTTGCTTGATACGATTATTCTTCTTCGCTACCATCGTTGTTTTTACGTGTAGATTCCGCTCTACGTACTATTTTTCTCGGTATGTGTGTGATTTTATGTCTTGGACGTACCCTAGCCTTGACGGCTAAATACTACTTAACAGGTTATGTGTATTGGTGATATCATACGATATGTCATCACTAAAACTCCAACCATCATAGTACTCCTCCAATGCCAACTGCTCATCAGGTGTTATTCCCCATGCTTCAAAAATTTGAACACGTGCCCACGCATCTGGTTCCTTGTATAGTTCATTCATACCACGACTCATCAACTTCATGCCAGTGGCAAAAGTTGGATCATCGGTGAACTTGCTCATACGCATACACCCAATACGCTGATAACACTTGTAGAAGTTCTGAACTACTGGTACACCACCAGTCAAATTCAAACCTCCAGTACCCACAGCAGTACACCACTTCTCCCTAGTGGCAGCATTGGAAAGGTTATGGACCGAAATGCTGTCTTTTCTCAACGACACAGGAATGTTACGCACCATGCGGCATTCCTCACCCAATTCAATCGGGTGCATTTGACAAAATTCGATCTTGTGCAACTCATAGACGGGCTCCTCTGCCACCATCCTGAATCCCATGTCTAGAAACCACTCATCTAAACCAAGATTAAACCTGTCAAGGTCCTCATCCTCCATCATGACAACGCAATCATCCCCGTTGTTCATGAGTTTCACACCTACGCCTCGTGACTCCGCGTAAGCATGCACCATGGCTGACATGAGGATACAATTACCTAAACCGGTATTCATATCTCCACTAAATCGTTTGCCGGTAACACTGTATTTTAGTTTCCCATCAGCACAGTAACCAGCACCACGATTTGCCATTTGCCAAGCAAGCAAACCTGCAAGCTTCTTGTCCTGGGAATACATATCCAAATAAATCGAATGTTCCCATGCCAACGCTGCAGGTGATACATGCATATCAAACTTGGTTGCATCAAGTCCGACTGCTACCGGCTTCCTAAAGCTTCTCCATTTACCACGCGCAATTTCCCCAATCTGACTCACATTAAACCCTTTCATGACTGTAGGCCCATCACCATAGACCCTACGAATGCCATCGTAGATTTTGTGCTCTGCAGCCTTAATGTACCTCCCCAAACTGAGATTGTACACTGGAGAACGCGGTTGTATGCAACGAGGTGCTTTTTCCGGGTTCACAAGCTCCATCTTAACGAATGCGATAGAACACGCATCTCGTCTTGATAGACCGAGTTGTGTGAGTTGTTTATATGCATTTGCGTATATCGTATGTCTACGACCCGTATACGTGCCTACAGTTTCCTGATAGGTGTACGGGGTGGTCCGGACGGTACGTTTCAGCAATTGTTTTTTAAAACAACTCAAACGGCTCGCAAACAGATCTTTGTCTACGAGTGGTGGAGCTACAAAGTTTTCCCCAACCTTGCAGTAGTACATGCGTGTCAACAACGCACACTCCAATGTACCTATATCGCGATTATTAACCCCGAGATCCAAGTTGGGCGATAATTCCTTAATGGAATACAACTTGCGGGGTTTGGCCACTTCCTTAGCATGACGGTTAACGGTGAGCCTAGGATCACTAAGATTACTCTTTTGTGAAACTCCGTCAACCATGCCAAGGCCTCCTCAGCCCTTCTCTTCGAAGCCTCTATTGCCTCGGAAAGAAAATACTGAACCAATACGCTGCCACACATTACGTGGTCCCGCGTTTTGGTGTTGATAGTGGTGATTACGAACAGTGTTACTAGCACTAATCTTGGCACCGAGGATATCCATGTCATCTGGTACAAAGACCATAGACACGATCGTCTCGATGACAAGACGTTGATGTGTTGGGCGCACATAATGTCCGTTCATTGCCTGCATAGCCATCCTACGGACACACAACCGGTTGGCTGCATTGTCCTTCGGGAGACCAAGTTTATTCTTGATCTCATCAACTACACTAGCAATGTACTCACCTCGTCGATGGTGACTTATCCGATTGTGATTAACTTCCTCACGGACGTTATGACAATTGACAAACACCTTCGACGGTCTATCATCTGCACGTTCCTCATCAGGAACCGCAGCCTCGCAGTCTGGTGGTAATACACACACCAACTGCCTTACCTGCTCAACAACAGGTGCATCCGCAACAATTGCGGGAACCAACTGTGGAATGTCTTCCCCAGTTGTCGCCAACTCTGGCTCATCTGCCACTACAGCAGGAACAACCACGTGCTCATCACGTGGAACAACACCTACGATCGGTGCTGGCAAACTGTTGAGTCGCGCAAGTAACTCAATATGTGTTACCTCCGCTAACAACGGGGAGTCATTGCATGGGAGCGCAATGGTGCGATCGTTTGCTACGATCACAACTTCTTCGGGGCCATTCGCTACATGGCGCCGTTGAGGATCATGGTTATATTCAACACACTCGATGGCTAAACCATCATGGTGTTGACGTCCACTACGGACAAGTCCAATCACCTCATCATCATCAACTGTGTTGCAGAGCAAGTACTTCTGCAACACTGTCACGAATCCCTCACAGACATCATGGTACGACCAGTCTGTGTGGTTTTCATTGACATAGTCAACGATGAGCGGGGGCAGAGCTAAGTATGCAACATAGCCTGCAAAAAGTCCAACAACAAAAACCATAGCAATCAAGAGAGAAAAGGTGGTATATCGGTATGGGGGAGTTTTGCGTCTGGG